AGATTGCTGCTGATAACGCACACGTAACAGGTGCTATCTTTGCTACAAGTCACGTAAGCGGTGGCGGAAACTTCTCCGCAGCTGGTACGCTATCTGTAGCAGGTTTGATTTCCGGCTCTAGCGGAATGGACTTGGCAGGAACAGCAGACTTCGGTGGTGCTGTAAACGTTCAGGGTCTTCTTTCTGGCTCTGGCGGAATGGATATGGCAGGTACAGCTGACTTCGGTGCAGCAGTAAATGTTCAAGGGGCACTTGATGTAGACGGCGCAACAACACTTGACGCATTGACTGTATCTGAAGCAGTAACATTTACATCTGTAGCAGCTTTGGCGGTTGACTCTAACGATGCAACTCACCACATTCTTGTAACAGATAGCGATGATAACATCGTGAAGAAAGAAAGTGTAACTGACCTTGTACAGCACATCACTGGTGCTGCTGGAACAAGAGGCGGCCTTCAGGTTCACCAGGGCAAGCTTTTCATAGCCCAAAAGGAAGAGTCATTTATGTCTGCTTCTTTGACAGGTCATGCCCATACAGCGTCTATGTCAGGTCCAGTATTGTCTGGTTCTTTGATGGTATTCTTGAATGGTCTCTTGCAGACCCGTTCAGGTTCTGCTAATCTTGGAGCTGGTGCAAACTCTATCTTTGACTATAGACTTGATAGTTACACTGCACCTACAAAAGTCCTCATGGCTGATGCACTTGACTCGGACGACGTTCTTATCGTACGATACATCCAGAAATAATATAGCCTACCTTATCATCCCACCAAAAAGCCCGGTTTTCACCGGGCTTTCCTTTTATTATTCCTTTGACGTCAAGAAAAACTATTTACTAAGTAAAATATTAGTTTTTACTACCGCATCAATTCGTTCAAGGAGATTTATAATATGGCAGCCAGAAAATTCAAGTTTGTCTCACCAGGCATTTTCTTAAGAGAGGTAGACAACTCTCAACTTCCAAAGTTACCAGGGCCGATCGGTCCAGTTATCATAGGTAGAACCCGAAAGGGCCCTGCTATGAAGCCGGTAACTGTCAATTCATACGCAGATTTCGTAGAGATCTTTGGAGAACCTGTACCAGGTGGCCAAGGTGACGACGTTTGGAGAGAAGGTAATGGTCTTTTAGCTCCTGCTTATGCTCACTATGCAGCAAAAGCCTATTTTGCAGCAGATATAGATTCTCCTGTTACAACAATCAGATTGGCAGGCGTTCAGGGCGACAACGCCACCGACGCAGGCGCAGCCGGCTGGTCAGCGCATCAGGCTTGGGGTATGTTTGTGAGTCCATCCGGTTCTGATCAAGCAGCCTTCCCGGAGCATACTTTGGCAGCTGTTTTTTATGGAGAACTTGGCTTCACCGCTTCTCTTAGCGGTCAGGACCTTACAGCGTCCGCAAAAACGGCAGTAAATGATATGATTATTCAAGAGGCTGCTGATAACACTTTCACAGTACACTTGTCGGCTTCGGTTGGAGCAAGGAAAAAGGCAGTGAAGGTCTCTTTTGATAGAACTAGCACTCACTATATCAGAAACGTATTGAACACTAACCCGGTATCCACAAATGCTAACATATCTTATGTAACTTCTGGCACCATTGCTGACAAGTATTGGCTTGGAGAGACATTCGAAGAATCATTACCATCAGCTGGTGGTAGATTTGCTTTCATCTCTCGACTTAGAAAAGATGCAGTTGTTAGTACTGCAGATTTTAGCCACGAGGCGAAAGCAGCCCAAACAGGATGGGTGTTCTGTCAAGATGCAGGCGACGCTTCAGCTTATGATCCGGATAACCTCGAAAAGCTCTTTAGAGTCATCGCCCTTCACGAAGGCGAAGAATCTTCTAGATCACTAACAGTGCAAATTGAAGACATAAGAATGCCAGAAGAGGGAGACGCAGACCCTTACGGCACTTTCTCAGTTGTAGTTACTCGCATCAACCCAGCGTCCAACAAGGAAGAGGTTATCGAAAGTTTCACAGGCTGTAATCTGAACCCGAACTCATCAAACTATGTCGCTAGACAGGTCGGAGACCAGTATCAGGTTTGGTCTGCCACTGAAAAGCGAAACAAGATCTATGGAAACTACCCTAACCAATCTAAGTTTATTAGAATGGAGATGAAGTCTAATGTAGACAATGGTATAGTGGCACCATCAAAGGTTCCGTTTGGATTCTATGGTCCGCTTATACCTTCAGCTAGCGTTATAGGTATCACCCCAGCAGGCGGCTTACAGTCTGCATTTTCAGGATCTTTCCTCGAATCGGCTTTGAGCATTCCAGCTGCAGTAATTACTGCAGCGGCCAGAAGAGACGGTAAGCTGACAGTCAATTGGCCAGGTTTACCATCGGTATTATCAGCATCAACTGATGGATCTGAGCCATTCGGCGCCGCAGTGTACAAAAAAGACACATCCGGAAACCTAACATCTGTTATAGACAAGGGGTACGTAGATTATGTAAGAAGAATGCCAACAGGCCTAACCACGCTTCAAGATACGGGACTAGCAGGTACCAACATGAAGCACGCTTTCCGATTCTCGTTAGACGAAGTCGTTTTGGGTGGTGACAACCTAACAGACATAGGTACGGCGAATATCACCGCGTCCTTCTTCTTATCGGGATCCAGAAGATCTATTACAAACGCCTCTTACACAGCAACAGGCTCAGCAGCGACGCTATTGCAGCTTGGTTTTGACAAATTCAGAATGCCGCTTGTTGGTGGTTTCGACGGCGTGGACGTCACCGAAGCTGATCCATTCAACAACAGGGTTCTGACAGGAAAGACAGCAGCTAATTCTTATGCATTCGCATCTGTAGACAGAGCAATTGAGCTTATCAAGGATCCAGAGTTCATTGAACACAACATTGCAGTAATGCCAGGTATCACGAACACCTCTCTGACGACTAAGCTTATAGAGAAGTGCGAATCCAGAGCAGACTCCTTGGCTGTCATTGACTTACCAAACATCTACAAGCCACCACACCAGCTTCGATGTGAGAGTTTTCAAGACCGTTTGGCAACAACTCCTGAGGCAACCGCAACAGCACTCAAGGCAAGAGCACTAAACTCTTCCTATGGTGCGGCATATTACCCTTGGGTAAAGATCAGAGACGTCGAAAGCACAAGAGACGTGTGGGTACCACCTTCAGTAATTGCACTGGGTGTTATGGCATACACAGAAGAGGCCGAAGAGGTCTGGTTTGCACCTGCAGGTTTCAACAGAGGCGGCCTCAATGAAGGTAATGCTGGCTTGCCAGTGCTTCAGGTATCTGAGCAGCTTCTTTCAAAGCAGAGAGACACACTATATGCAGCGAACATTAACCCAATTGCATCATTTGTAACAGAGGGTATCGTAGTGTTCGGACAAAAGACCCTTCAGTCTTCACAGTCTGCACTTGACCGCATCAACGTTCGTAGATTGTTGATTTTCGTCAAGAAAGAGATTTCTAGAATTGCTTCTGGTCTTCTTTTTGATCAGAACGTTCCAGCTACTTGGAATCGTTTCTTGGGACAGGTAAACCCTTTCCTTCAGAGTGTACAGACCAGATTGGGACTTTCAGACTTCAAGGTAATCTTGGACAATACGACCACTACACCAGATTTGGTTGATAGAAACGTAATGTACGCTAAGATCTTCCTGAAGCCAGCTAGAGCTATTGAGTTTATTGCCGTTGATTTCGTTATTACAAATACTGGTGCTTCTTTCGAGGATTAAACATTGAAAAAAGCATCTGAGACCATATATAATATTAGGGAGATAAAATAATATGCCTACAAATTCACAATTCTGGAACCAAGCGAGCATCGAGCCAAAACGAAAGTTTAGATGGCTGCTCTACATTGCTGGTATGCCACAGTTCATAGTAAAGAACGTAAAGAAACCATCATTCTCAGTCTCAGAGACTGGTCATGACTTTTTGAACTATAAGTTCTACTACCCAGGGAGAGTTGAATGGGCCACAGTTGATGTAACAATTGTAGACCCAGTGCAACCTGATTCGACAGCAAGCTTGGTAAAGATATTGGAAGCTGCTGGTTATGTTTTGCCTGATAAATTCACATCTCAGGCCAACGAGCCAAGAACTATCTCGAAGAAAGCATTCGTCGACGGACTTGGTGGACAAATACAACTTGTGCAATTCGGTGCTAACACCGGAGCGCAACAAGAGAACGTACTTGAGAAATGGACGCTGAACAATCCATTCTTAAAAAACGTTGATTTTGGTAATCTTGATTACAGTGCGGACGAGCTAGTTGACATTAGTATGACGATTAGATAAGACTGGGCAGCTTTAGAGCTTCCTGAAAGAACTGACTCCAAGACCTGGAATCTGAATACCCCATCTACTATATAAATGAAAAGAGGAATAAATGTCTAGAAATTCTAGAAGAACATCAGCAAACCCCCCAACACCTCAAGCACCAGCCCCGCCAAGGGGCTTGCCAACACAAAACAATGAAAATCCATTCGGGATATCATTTGTTGTGCCAACTGAGGTGGTTTCATTGCCAACAAAAGGAAAGTTTTATGACAAGAACTCTTCTCTCTATGGCCGCGAAACACTGGAGATAAAACACCTAACAGCCAAAGAAGAAGATCTTTTGGCAAATCAAAGTTTCATAGAGGATGGAACGATCTTCGATAGATTACTATCGGCAATACT